AATAGAAATTACGACCATCAGTAGCTAACGTGTCGCACCAATCGCTAGCATCGATTAATTGCATGCGGGTAGCCATATTACCGAAAAACGGGTGTTTAAGTAGCAACGCAATACGTGCGCCGATTAATTTTTCAATAATCCTATTTTTTTCTGCATTAGAAAATGTTTTATTAGGTTTTGTTTTTGATGTTTTTTTTGAAGCTGTAGTGGTCATATAAATTTCCTTAATCAAAAAGGGCCCTTGCAGGCCCAACAATTCAAACTACCTGGTCCATCGCAGTAAGAATGTATTTGCCATACTTTTCATGGAATTCATCAAAATTCTTAAGTCGATTCGTATCAAATGGAAGATTGTAATTAGTAAGTGCGATCTTAGATGCCATTACAGTTAATTCAGTTGGAAAATTATCCATTAAGAAACGGAAGAAATTGTCCGCAAGCGCATCCCAATTCTTAACTTTTTTGTTGTCAGCTTCTTTGAGTTCGTAGCACAAACTGATACCCAATGAATACATTGCACTAATTTCTTTAATCGAGCATTTAGTAACCTTACCTAAAAGAATGTCTTCGGGATTAGGCATTTGTTTAGAAACTTTACGATGTGCCATAAATTTATGAGTAGGTCCTTCGCCGACAGCACCTGAGATAAGATCTGTTAAGGTGTTATCATCTAGATCGTCGTCGACAAGAAGATCGCTTACAAAGCTCCAAGAACGAGGAGTTGCAAAACTACGGCTTGCACTCTTAGGATCAAAATCATACAAGTCTTGTTTTGCAAAACTAAGATAGCCAACAACCTGTTGATGAACGTTATTAGCAGTTGCCCAGAACAGCCAATCTTCAAAATCAGTTCGAAGTTCAACGTGTAGGAAACGATTTGCCAATGGAGCTGGCATTCGATAAGTGACACCTTTATCGGTTTCGCGGTTACCTGCAGCAACAATACTTACACCGTCGGGCAAACGATAAGTACCAACTCGACGATTCAAAATAAGCTGATAAGCAGCAGCTTGAGTAGCCGGAGCTGCTGAGTTAAGTTCGTCAAGGAATAAGATAGCGTTACTATCTGGATCAGTTGGCAATTCTGCCGGCGGAGCCCAACTCATCGTATTGAGTGAGGAATTATAATAAGGAATACCTTTATTATCGGTAGGCTCCCAAAGACTCAAACGAACGTCAATTACCGGGCGATTTTGTTCGTCACCGATCTGTTTAACGATATCGCTCTTGCCAATACCTGGAGGCCCCCATATAAAAACAGGGCGTTTGATCTTAATGCACTTACGAATACTCTTTTTAGCATCGTTAGGACTCACAGTGCGATTAACTGAAATTTTCTCTGCCATAAAATACCTTTAAGTTTAGTGTTAAGAAATCATCTTTCAAGCGTTTATTATACGCTTTTTTATCGTTCAGTCAACGATTTTTCTTCGGATCTGTGTTTAGCGTGCCCGAATTTTGCCAAATCGCCGCCGAACAAAATGAGTTGCACTGCAACTTTATCTCGGCTAACCCATATCGTTCGGTTAGTAGATAAGTACCAAGGACAGTCTAGATACTTGTCTAACTGAAGCATTATTTTACTAGTATAAACGGTATCTACTATGTCAATTTGATAAAATTTTAAAAGGTCGTGATTTTTTAAAAAAGTAAAACCGTCATATGTTAACTGAAGACTACGTTCGCCATTTTCCCTAATATTTTTCCACCATTTTTGGTAATATTTTTCGGAAACTAATGCGGTTGGCTCATACCCGAGCCAGTTTGTTAGAAACTCTACCGTTAATTTATGCTTTATATCCATCCGAAATCTTTTGACCTGTAGTTAGTTTGTATACTGAAAAATCTTCACAATTATACAACTTGTTTAGCTTTTCTGCAAGATTATGTGCGTGTCCTGCATTAGAAAAAGATACTTTTTTATATTTCGGACCTAATTGTTGTGCTAATACAGAACTGGTCTTAAGATTAACAGGTTTATCTTTATAAAAGACTGCCCAAATAGCTTCTGCTTCTAAAACTTGTTCAGTTTTATAAGTTTTTTTATTAGTAATTTCTAACAATACTGTTGGTTTTGGTCGGCTCATGATAAGTGAGTATTTAAATTAATACTCACTTATTTATTCTATTTTTACTTAAAACCGCCGCCGTCCATATTAATAGAAATAACACTTGGCTGACTTTGGATATTTTTTAATTGTTCATCTAACGTACCTGCTAGCCTAGTCATTACAATTGATAAACTATCAGCTAATGCTTGAACTTCCTTAATATCCAAAACTAAATTTTTCTGGTTAGTTTTTATTGAAATTCTTGCTTTTTCTAAAAATTTTTCAATAGCTAAAGTATTAAGATTACTCATTTTTATTCACCGAATTTAGGACATTTTTCATTTCATTTTCAGTTTTAAATGGTCCTTGATAGGGGTAACGCTCTAATGTAATTAATTTAGGACAAAAACTTTTTACCCAACCTTTTCGGAATTTAATTATATAATGACCTGCGCAATATAGGCTTTTGCTCTTTGAACTTTTAGCATATATTGGTAGTTTTTTCTTTATATTATAAACCGGATTAAACGGTTTTGAACTACAAGGATACTCATATATAGACTTAAGATCTTCTTTATCAACAGGCTTAGAATGTTCTAATATATTGGAAAAAAGATCTGGTCCGAATATTTCTTTTACATCTTTAATATTCGGCAACTCTGTTTTATCACCTTTTCGAAAGAAAGAATAACCTTTCTTTTCTTTATTTAACGTTCCTAATTTTGATCCTTGTTCTTCAACGATCCAGCATTTATTAGGAACTAAAACTTTAGCAATGGCATTCATTTATATATCTCGCATTAAGTGGGTAAACGTAACTATCGGCATTTTCAGTAATTTTCACTAAATCATATTTTCCACAGAATTTAAGAAATCTTAAACCTACTTGCCCGACATTTTTTTCAGCAGTTTTTGCTGTATTAATTGTTTCTTCGATAATCGACTTAATAGCATCAGGTTGTGCTGTTAAATCACATAACGTTACATTTCGAGTATAATCGTCGATAACTCGATGTTCGATACCTTCGTGATCTACCCAACGCTGCAACATAATGTTATTCCAATTATAGCCTTTAGATTTTCTGTCAGCGTATGCTTCTGTCAATCCAATTTTATTCTTAGTACCTTTAGTACGAACACCTGGGTAAGCACTAAAAATGTTGTCTGATGTATCACCACGCATGCACTTTTCAAAAAGTAGCCATTCTGGGTCCGGAGCAGGTTTTTCTTGTTGTGTTTTCTTATCAATAACACGTTTACCTAGCTCGTCAAAATAACCGTTATGAGTAATAGTTACTCCTGTCACTCCGTTATATTGCCGCACGTTAGGAGCGATTAGTTGTGCAAAATCTCCGTCAGTTGAAATAATAACATGTTGGTCGTTAGGGTGTGCTTGAACCCAACCGGCAATTAAATCATCTGCTTCTAATTGTGAATTATGTAGTACAGTACAATTAGTTTTTTCAATTATAAATTCTTTAAACTCATCGAAAGTTTCCCAGAATAGTTTTTCTTCTTCAGCTTCACTAGGGGATAATGCTGCCCGAGCATCGGCTCGCTGTCTTTTATATGGCGGGTATACATCTTTACGCCACGATCTGCCTTCAAGGCAGAAGATTACATGAGATCCGTTAAAATCTCTCCATGCTTTTCTAATGCTAGTAAACGTAGTATGTAAACTAAGACCGACCTTTTCTTCAAGATTACCTCGGGCTACATGTCTAGCTCTAAAGAAAAGATTAGCCGTATCAACTAAAATATATGTCATTAGCTTATCTCCGATCGGCCCCCGCCGATTTGTTTAACATCGATGAATCCCATGGAACGTCTTTCCATATTTGCACCAATAGCTGCACCGGATTCTTTACAAATTTCGGTGAACCATTGATCGACTACTTCTTCATCTGTTTCGCCGTAGTAGCCTAACGCCTTTAATTCTACTACCTTATACTCGTTCCAGTCAAGTTCCCAAAAGCCAAAACGTGGATTTTCTGGATTAGTATGGAAACCTACTACTTCAAAATAGGGTTCTTTCTTTTCGGTAGCTATTTGTTTTGGATTTAATTTAGCTAATCTCTGTTGCTCTTTTCGATTATTTTCCGCTGCATCTGCTGCAATTTTAGCTGCTTCTGCTTTGGCAATTAATTCTTGTGCCTTACTTTCTGCTTCTGCAGCAAGCTTGGCTGCTTCAAAAGTAGCGGCTTCTAGCTTATCAATTCCAAACAATTTTTTAATAAATTTATTCATTAGGTTCCCCATTTTACTACTAAATTATATCCAGCTTCTTTAATTTTATTTTCATACATAAGAGTTTTTTCGTATAAATCTTTCAATGGGGCATTATATCACGTCGACCATGCGTTACCAAAGAGTGGAACTTGGAGTCTATCACTATACCTCAATCCATTACGCATTGCTAAATCAGCAACACGGCGATTATTTAGTGAGTATACACTCTCTACTCCGCCCACAGGCATAAGATATACAGGACCACGGAAACCTGCATCTCGATATACTTTTACAGTTTCGATTGCTTCTTGTGCATCAACCTCAGTTGCAACAACAAATTTAAGATAGGTGTAACCGATATCTTCATAGCTGCAAACAATATCTGGTCTAATTGCTTCTGCTCTTGATTCACCGCTGCAACTTAATTTTGCACTAACACTAAATGTAATCTCTCCAGATCCACCGTGAGGCCATTGAGCCTGATTCCATTCTTTAAGATATTGATTAAAATCTGGATGTAGTTCTTGTGTACCATTTGTTTCAAAAGTAATTTCTTTCAAGG